TAAATGCCGCGGGGTCTACCAGACAGGCCGATGCAACTTTGAATGCGCCTACAACCACTCCGACGGCCGTAGCCCCAGATACTCAAGCGTTAACGCAGGCCCTGGCACAGATAAGTGGTTTGCTATCAACCTTAACTTCTCAGGGAGTTAAGATACCAGAGACTCTTACACAAAGTATAACCTCCGTAGGCGAGGCTATGTCCACGGCATTTGATAAGAATCTAAAAGTTGAAGTAACCAATCCCAGCCTCACTGTCTCTGTGAGTAACTTAAGTGAGGTAACGGGGGCTTTGTCCGGACTAAGTGGCGTAGGAGCAGAGGTAGCGGATATAAGACTTAAGTTAACCGAGGTAGAAACTCAAGTTCAGCCCGGAGGAATAAGAGATAAAATACTATTTGAGAAAGTAGATGCCGCGGTAGCAGAGAGTAAGCAAACCACCGATGCTCTAACTACACAGGTTACTGCTTTGGAAGCTAAGGTGCCTGACCCTGTAGAAATACAAAGTGTTATAGCGCGAGTTGCTTCTCTAGATGATAGTGTAACCACTTTAACGTCGACAGTGGATAAGGCGACCGTTGAAGTTTCCACAGTCAGCACTACGGTTACTCAAAATACAGAAGCTATTACTGCGCTAACAGAGACCCTCGCAACCTTTGATACTGAACTAAATGATATTATAATTAGAACAGCCAGTCAGGGCGATAAGGTGGATACCCTGGAGACGGGGCTGGCCGATACACAGAAGCAGGTCGACGCCCTGGTTAGCGATATTACAACAGCTAATACCGATGCTAGTAAAGCACTGGCTGCCACAGAAGCCTTCCCCAATATGTTGGAAGAGCGGGGACAAAAGATTGATCAGTCTATCCGTATCGTAGAGACTCGGTTAGCTTCTTTGGATACGGCTCAGGAAGGTATGACTAAAGAGATTTCTACTGTAAGGACGCTTGCTACCTTGGCCAACGCTCGCGCAGAACAGGCTTTAAATAGGGCTATGGGTAGTCAGAGTGTATAAGTAAAGGAGTATTATGCCGGCGCTTCTTCAGCAAAACGGTCTAAATGTTCTTCCTAGCGGGGATCCAAATTATGTAGATTTGGTGTTAGGGGGAAGTCCCTCTCCAGAAAACCAGTTATTAGATCAGAACCCAACAGACCCACTAACTCAAATTATTCTTCAGACTTTTGGAATCCCTTTTAGTCTTCCTATCTTTGGAAGCCCTCTGCCCGGGTATGACATAAGAAATCAAGATCCCGTGACAATGCTTAAACTTTCTTTAGTCACCGAGTTACTTAATAACAACTTTGTTGAAGTTGAATTAGATGAATTTGGAATTGCGCGCTTCTATATTGTAGGTGATACTCCGGCTAATAACCTGGATATCAGGTACTGCGTACCTACAAGCCAGTTTAAGAGCCCGGCCGATTTAGTAATAATTAGAGGGTATGATCCTCCTCCTCGAAGAGAACTTCGTGCTAGCTTTGACGGTTTAAAGAATAAGAATATATTTAATTACGTAGATTGTGCTGCAGATTCATGCGAAGAAGAGTATACTTCCCGACACGCGACTGTCTCTTATGACGATCCTATTTTAGACCAAGTATACTTAGACGATATGGTTAATGCCTATGAACTTAAAGCTTTTGAATCATTGGTTGGGTACTTAATAGACTTAGATCTTCCAGATGGTATCGATGCTGTTCCTGGGTTACAAATAACTTTTGGAGACACTACCAAGGAGTTTATTCAAGTAGGTTCAGGTGCCCTCGTAGGTAGTATCGAAAGCTCTAATACGGTGTATAAAGTCTATACGACGGCGCTCGCTTCTCTAGTATGTAATTATCCAGAAGAACAGCTTAAAGGTAGTACAGTAAATCTTCCTCGTTCCAGATTTCTTAGACTCAACAAATATGGTAAGATGGAATCAGACTTTGCGGGAATTGTTGATGTTGTATTTAGTGGTCATAAAGTAGTCCAGTTTACTTCTTCTCCAGGCGCGTTTGCGACTGCATCCTCCTCCGGATTTTGGACGGTGGAGAGGAGAAGAGATCTTATAAGTTTACAACATGGAAAAAATTGGGTTTGGAAGGTAGACGGAAACGATAATATTCTTTTATATTTGTATATTCAGTTACCAGACGTTATGTCGGATACCATTTGGGCACTATATAATACCCCCTGGGGGTTTATGGGATTAAATTATAGTGATGGTTCTTCTACTGGGTCTGTCCCCAGCGGAGCAGACTTTGTTATGGGGTTAGGTGATGTTTTAGGTTATTATCTTCCTGGAGGCAGTTTATGTGTTCTAGTAGAACGACGTAGACCAAGTATAAATATATTTGATCCTCGGGGAAACGCGGTCGCCATAGCTGAGCAAATACGGATTACTTACACACCCATAGTCGTGATAGACGAGCCGGCACCTATTGCATACGCATCTACGAAGACTGCATTATATAGTATAAGTGGTGCGCGTAGTCTTCCATCTACAGGTATTATAAATCAAGTAGACGGCATAGTAGATGCAGACCCGACTACAACACAAGCTTTATCAGATAGTGAGCTTTCTATTTTGCAGGATAATACCAATGGAGCCACTATCGATTTATCATTACCTTTTGCTAACGGGTCTCAGTGCCAGACTATCGCGCAGAACTTACTGGCTCTGCAAAGCGCAATCGTAGATACCAAATCTATAATTCTTGGTCCAGACTCCGAACCAAGACTCGGGGATGTTCTTCCAGATGGTTCCATTATAAATGAAATTCAATATTCATATTCGGATGCAGGGCAATATTTGATAACTATCACGGCCGGCCCTAAATATCTAACTGTTGGAAGTTTCAATAACTCCAGTTATCAACTACAGTATGAAGAGGTTAGTAGAGAAGGCATTGTCGTGCAAGATAAAGGCAACGGTGTAGAATATGTTGTACGTCTTCCACAGTTTGGGGAAATAACAGCGCTTAGTATGATTTTAGATAACATCTACGTCGGAGACAAAGTTTCCGTGAAAATATACAATAATCCAGTGGAGCGTATATAATGACTTGTACTAATATCACGCTGGAGAGAATTCGTGCAGAGATAATTTTAGGAAGTCTTACTTTCGTAACTCCCTACATTAAGTCTTTCAGTGTTTCTCGTTCGCGTGGGCAACTCGCAGCTAGTTTCAGTGCTTCTATAGAAGTTCCGGCAACTACGGTTTTTCCGGTACATTCTGACATAGTTATTCGGGCGGGGACATTAGGAAATCTTAAAACTATTTTTACAGGGACGGTTTTAAATATATCGGTAAATCCATCTTTTGAAAGAGGAACTTTTTATGTGGTTAGTTTGGCCGGACAGGACCGTTTCTGGGAGTTAGAGGGGAAGACGTTTTCTCGAAGACAGCGGACACGCGGGGCGAGTACGTTTGCGGCAATAACAGGGGTTAGTTCTAAGGCGCCGCAGCAAGGGGTTTCTGTAGAAAAGCATATTAAAAGTGGAGGAGTAAGTAGGATTAAGGGCACGGATACTAATCTTGCTGAACATTCTCAATTAGTTAAAACAGATAATGTTTCTTGGGATCCCTTCGGGGCGGCCAAAGATCCCATAGCTATCGATCCCAATAGCACTACAGATCCTACAGCGATTATAGACATTCGTCCTAAATCTATTGCAATTTCTCCAGGTTTATCGGTTTTGTATAAGATGACGGGCGTTACTTACGCAAGTACCGATTCTTGGGCAGTTTCTGACCCCCTTATAGGTACTATTGTAGATAACAGAGACGGTACAGCTACTTACACACAGAATGCCATTGGTGAAAACGCCATCACTTTCAATCATGCTGCCAGCAGCACTCTCACCTTTACGGGTAAGGCCACGGCTATGGCGATGACTGTGCACGATCATAGTGAGCTTGGTCAAGGTGGTCCGGCCCTAGGCGTGTTCGGTTCCGACTAATTTAGAAGTTGCTCAATCGGTTATAATGTCTTATCATTAGGAGGAAGAGATACGTGGTATGTGAATGTAATGTCGCTTCTATGTTCCAGGTGGGCTATCCTGGGATTATCTCTGCCTCTATAACAGGCTCGGCTGAATTTATAGAAATACTCAATTCCTGCCAAACGGGCGTAGACATCATCCCGACGGTCAGAAAGAAGCTGATGGGGCCGTCCTTGGGCACTATTAACATTTCTGCTTACGCCTTTGCCCAGACGGACGTTGATAGGTTTTTAGGCACGGCCTGTCCTTCTCAGGCCAGTTTAGACATACCTTTTCAGCAACGTTTTGACTGTGAACACAATACTACCCACATAATTAGGACTAAAACGGGTCAGGCATCTCGAGAAGGAGACCCTATAACTGGGATAACTCTTTCGGGGGATATTTGTTCTTTCCGAACGTTAAGTGCTAGTGCCCAAAGTGGACCTAACACCCGAGTAACGGATACTATAAAATATATAGGGACAGACCTAGCTTGGGCCGGTCCTCCCTTTCCAATTGATAGTCAAAATGTGGACAGTCTGACGATTATTCTATTTGGAATAACTGCTTATTTGACTAATTTTAGTATTTCGATTAGCACCCCCTCCGTAGCTACAAACTCGTATACTTTTCAATACACTATAGACTCATGTTCTGGTGCTAATATCCCATTACCTTAGTAGGAGGAGAGATATTGTGACGACGCAGAGTATCTCGTACAAATTACGCTCCGGGGGCCCACAGCCACAAAAAGGGGACTGCACAACCTTGGGCCAGCCAATGCCTCTGAGCAGCTTTGTACTCCAAACCTTTATGGCGTCCAAGACGATATCGGAGATCTGCGAGGATCAGGCTCGTTTCCTTTGCTCTACTGACATGGAAGGTTTAGGTGGGGAATATGTTTCTGCGAGTTATACTGCTCAGCGATTTTTTGACCCGGCTACCAAAGATTTAGTATTTCAATCTAATCAAGTAAGAAAAGACATCTACATCGAGGAAAATGAAGTTCCCGGTGTTACGAATCTCTAATGGCGGATCAAAATTTTGAATTTCTAGATTGCGCTACGCTGAGTATCAACTATGACCGCACAGGTTTAGCTAACATTAGTTTTACTATCGTGTCTACGTGGCCTGTGCCTGGATTAAATCCTCCTCGAGATTTTACCCAGTTATCCTTCGGAGGTATAGACTTCAAAGGATATATTACGCAGTTGGATTCTACTATTATCATTGGTTCTATACCGACAACGTATGAACACAAATTTTCATTAGCATGCACTGGCTGCGCTTCAGATTGTCCGCGCGGCGTGCCGCTATAGGAGAGTACTATGGCTGGATGTTGTGGTCGGCCCAATAACCGGGCCGCAAAAGAAGGTAATTATTACGAGAGATTTGCTTATCTAAGTTCTCATCAGAAGCAAGTTCAAGCAGATACGGTGGGGACTACTTGTCCAACTTGCGACGCAATCACGTTAGGAAATCCCTGCCAGGTGTGTGGAAATCCAAAGGACCAACCTAAGGCAGAGGGATAGGTAATGCCTGTTACGTGTCAAATCTGTAATTTTTCTACGAATAGCCACATGCAAATGCATTTGATTAGAAAGCACGGAATAACTCCAACAGAGTATCAAAACAGGTTTCCCGGCTTTTCTTGGAGATCTGAAGAATTTGCTGAAAAGATGGATGCCATTCGGGCGCAAAATGCAAAAACTGATTTAGCACTTGCGGCAAAAACGACTAATGGTAAGCGGAATAAAGGGAAGCGGCGATCTGATGTTTTTAAAAGCAATCGAAGTAAGGCTTATTCCGGAACCAATAATCCTTTTTACGGAAAGAAACACTCGTTAGAGACCAAAATAAAACTCAGTTGCCATTTTAGAAACCTTCCTGTAGCAGACTTTGATGGTTTTACAAAACCAGAGAGTTTTAGACTAACAAAATCCGGAGCGTTTAAGACCTGGAGAAAACTGGTTTTTGAAAGGGATAATTTTACGTGTCTTCTTTGTAACAAACGGGGTGGGAATTTAGAACCCCACCACATACTGCCCCGTAGAGAGAATCGTAACTTGGTTTACGAAATAACCAATGGGGCGACGCTTTGTGTAGAATGTCATAAGAAAACCTTTAAGAAAGAGGCGCAATTTGTAGATATTCTACTAGAGAAAGTCGAAAGGAGGGTACTACCATTACAGTTATCATAGGCGCGGGAACCACGGTCACGTCGGACATAATAAGCGGAGGGTTTGTTTCCGTCAACTTCAGTATTTCTCCAAGCGTAGAACGTTTGTTTCAGCTTGGGACGGGTGTACCCTATGCAGTCAACGTAACAAGGCAGCAGAGTTTAAGTCTTACCAACTATGGCGGGGCGTCTACCCCTGTATTATTGGCGCCTTCTACTTCCTGCGCGGAAAGCACGGCTAAAATGAACGTGACTATTATTCCCGCGGCGTGCGTTGGCTCGGTTCCTTCTCTGGATCTAACTGGAGCTAACGCGCTATTCATCAATAGCTATTCATACTCTAAAGACTTTACGGCTTTTGGCCAGGAGAGTTGGAGTTTACAGGGTAAGCCACTTCTGGTGGGTTATACGGGAAATAGTTCTTTCGTCCAGGGTTTTTCTGAGGGAAATCATCTTACTGGCGCAGACATTGTAAGTAACGATGGCATCGTTCTAACGGGCAGTGCTCCGGCCACGACTGAAGACGCTTCTGGACTTACTATTAGCGTAAGTGCGGGTTCCCCAAGTATAGGTCAGGCCGACGTACAGGTACTAGGCGCTGTAACTAGGATAGGTGGTGCGGTAGGTAAAGAAGATGGTAAGCGTGGAAATGCTTCGGCAACGGTACCGCATCAATTGGTTTACTTCTAGAAAGGGGATTTTTAATGAGAGTGCTAACTAAATATCGTTTAGAGTTACGGTGGGATAAGGTTTCGTATCCTGAGGAAGATGTGGCCGTTATTAAGGGGGCTTATTTCTGTGGTCCGGTGCTTCAGGAAGCCGCCAAGATTAATGAGAATGACCAGCTAATCCTGGATATGACACCGCAACATCTAGTCTTTATCCCAGACTATTACCAAGCAGTTCTGAAATGGAAAGGGGTAGAATATCTAGATGACAAGATTTTTTTGAAAGGCGCGACTATAAAAGGTAAATACGTTAATTCTGTAGCCACCCTACGTGATACGGACTGGGTCCTGATAGACTGTACAGAACACGAGGTTAAATCTCATCCTTTCCACATCGCGTACTGGGCAGAGGTTCATAAAGCAGAAGGTTCAGATAAGTTTAAGGAGGAATAGGTATGCCTAATCCTTCACTAGGTTCTAAAGGAGGCCAATAAATGGGAGTTTTTGATTTCTCTGGTTGGCCGCCGCCTGTTATTTCGGGGAGTAAAGTGACCGGGGCACACCTCTGGAAATATTGCGCCTACAGCACACAGATTACTAATTACAACGGTGATTCGCGTATTCCGGAGGGGGAGAAAACTTACCATAACGAGACTCAAGGTTATATGCACTCGTATTCTATTTCCGGCCACATGGGCTGGGCATGCGCAGATAATGGCTGTTCATTCTTTTTGGGCAGTGCGACCTCTACCGTCATGCAGTACGGTAGAAAATTTGTTCCGGCTTCCGGCACAACCGGAGGACCATCAGACCTTCCTACGTTAAGTGGGTCGGTGCAGAATGTACCCATTCCAAGAACTATAGCTTCTGGAACGCGTTACATCGAGATCTAATACAAGGAGGACAGGCCATGGCAGTGAGCGTAACAGTTCGCGATATAGTTAATTTTCCAGGCGGAACCGCTAAAACAGTATCCGTCGACGTACTTCAGATAGTTCCTAAAGGAACATCTGAGGGGGATGAGCAGTGGGTAGCTACTGCTTCCACTACAGCTACCGCTTCTGGAGGCGGAGCTATTCAAAGTATTTTTAAGACCGACCTAAAAAGAGGATTTATTAAGAGTTCTGGTTTAAAGGGTGGTAGTTTTAATATTGCAGCTAGTACAGGTATGGTAATTGCCATAGATCAGGCAATTGGGCTTGGCGTCACGATAACTCTTGCTACTGGAAATAATATCTTAGGTGTCGATGTGGCGCAAGATATTGAGACTAAACTTCAGTCGCAAGCCGTTATTGGTGGCGGAGGCGCAAAAATTGGCAACCTTTCTTATCTAAACTGTCAAGTGCGCTTCATAAATAACAAGTTCATTATAGAATCCGGCACAGTAGCTAACACTTTTACAGGCACGGGTAAGAGCTCTGTAGTAGTAGGTGCACCGCCTTCTGGAACAGATGCTCGTACTCTTTTAGGTTTTGATGTGCCTACTTCCAGTGAGACGCTTGCTGGACGACAGCTTGTAGAAACAGACATTACAGCAACGTATACAGCCGGAGACGTGCTCACGATGACTAGCACAGCTAACTTAGCTACTGGTGATCCCATTATGGTTTATACCAATAGTTTAGTTTCCAGTTTTAGTCAGGCGGTTGTAGTTTCTGGTGTGTTGAGTAGTTCTCAGGTTCGATTTGTTACAGCCTCTGGATTAGGAACTAACTTGTCTGCAACTTTGCCGATAGGTAGCGTAGTTCGTAAGATGGAGCACGTAGATCAAGCAGACCCTGTTTCAGCGATAACTACGGTTGACCAGCTTTACAGATTTGCCCTTGATAGCTTGATAAATCAAATTAACTTTGGAGCTTAAGGATAGGTCATGCCTGTATTTTATGTGCGTAACACTAGAATTCCGGACGGAAAAATTGTTCCGATAACTGTGGCTTTGAACCAAGAGGCGCTTGTATCTTCTCCTTCTCCTGCTTTTCCAGACTATAGTGATCCAGAGGGAGAAGGGATTTGGTTGTTAACAGTTTCTACTTCAGAGAAAGATAGCAGTGGTAACCCTATTTATCCGGAGTTCTTAAACGTAGTTACTACGGGTACCGTGCATCTCGAAATAGAAGCGGCCATAGGAAGGATTTGTCAGAAGATAGACTGGGGAACGCCCCTCGCTGACGTTGCTCCTCCTAAGATTGTAAGTATTCAGCCGCCACTAACACAGACAACGGATGTTAGTATATTTACCGATATTCTTGTGCGCATGATCGATCCTTTGCCGGCGGCCGGTATAGATTTTTCCTCTATAACGGTTAAGATAAATGGACATAACGTTACTGGAAATGTTCAAGTAGCCGGTAATCCCCTAGACTTAACTTTAAAATATATTCCTACTCGCGTGATATAGAGGTAGCCAATGATTCAGAACGTACGTTTGTTGAAACCCAATATGACTAGGGTCGCCGGCTATTTTTATAGCATGGACGAAACTACGGACTCTTTGATTCAGAAAACGGACGATGGTACGTTTGCTTTTTCTTATCCGCTAGATACGCCTATATCCAATCAAGTTAAATCTTTAGAACACGATGGTGAGAGTTTTTGGAGTTTAGCCTGGATTAACGATGGAAATTCTTCCGCAGGCTTTAGAATTAGAAGATGGTTAATCCAGAATTTCGTATTGGTTCTTCAACAAACTTTTACTTATGCTAGCGGTGCCACAGACACGTTTGATTGTCAGTCTATGACTATCGAGAGGTACTCTAGTACTTTAGCTGCCGGTGCGAGTTCCGGGGCCACGAGTATATATGTTAATTATGATGCTACGCGTTATGCCTTAATAACACCGGGAGTTCATTTATATTTAGGTCCAAATGGAAGTGGTGCTTATGAGAGGGTAACTATATCAAGTCCGGGTCCTTCTGGAAATCAGTTACAACTAACTGCCCCTTTGACTAATAGTTATTTATCCTCGCAGGCCGTAACCTTTAGTAAAAATATTTGGTTCTTTAGCAATAACTATCTACTGCAAGTTGGGGTGGGTGGTCTTTATAAGGCCAGTGTTTTGGATGGAAGTATTTTAAGTCGTACTCAGGGTGGCGCTTATACGAGTGTGGACGCGTGCGGGTTCACTACCGTTAGTTCTTTTACAGGCGCATTGGCTGTACATAACAAGCCCTTCTTGATTTTTATTCGAACAACTAACCTCTTATTTATAGACGTAAGTAATAGTAACTTGGTTACTGAACTTTCTGCTCTTCAAAATAATATAAACGCTGCAACGACTACCGTGTACAATGTTTACGATCTTGGTATTGAAGGTAATACTATTTATCGCTTACAGTTACTTTTTACTATAAATGCTGTCGATTCATCGGAAAGTACTTATAATTACCAGTTGGCTACTTTTAAGCCGTTCCCAACAGCTATAGCCCTAACCGCTGTAGAAGCTATTCTTCCTGCTAGTAGCGGTGCTGCCACATCTGCTATTACAGCTACAGTTACGGATCAGTATCTTCTGCCGTTTATTCATTCAGGTTCTACCCTCACGTATACCATTGCTGGAGGAGGTACTGGCTCCAGTATAAGCCCGGCTACGGCTATTTTGCTCGACTCGCTTGGACAGGCACATGCCACGTATACTACAGGCAGTGCCGCTGGGCTAGTCACTATTACGGCTACAGTAACCATCTAACGATGCCTTCTAATATAAATATTTCTCAAGGTAATTTTTCGTTTGGCCCTACTGTAGGTTTATTTTATACGATGAGTCAGAGTCTTCAAACACTTTTAGTTGTTGAAGCCGATGGTACTCCAGCAGCAAGTTTTCCTATAACTTTGTCTACGTTACGTAATCCAGTTTCTTCTCTAAAGTATGACGGGACTTTTTTCTGGAGTTTAGAAGATCTTCCTTCCAGTCTTGGTGTTGTTATAAAGAAGTGGAGACTTTATCCATTTCCTACTGCGGCTTTACCCAGCGTATCTCCTTCGGAGTGCCGTTGGCAAGATGAACTTACTCTTATAAATAGTGTTGCTATAAAATGGGCTTCCCGGGCTATAGGTGTTGAATATTATAAGAGACTTATAAATGGGTCAGTTGCACGGGGAAGCACATCTATAGTCCTGAATAGTGTTGTTAATATAAGTATTGGTGATAAGTTATATCTAGGTCCAAGTACTTTTACGGGCTTTGTGGGAAATGAAGAAACCGTAACCGTAACTAACATTGTTAGTAATACCATCCTTTTTTCTAAAGTCGGTGGGTTAGAAAATAGTTATAATATATCCGACCCTGTGGATTTTCATAAAGCTGTTTGGTTATTTAATGACCACTCTTTTTCTGGGCAAGAGGACTATAAAGGAGATCTCGTTAAGTTTTCGTGGCCTGCTAAGGTCACGGTCTTTTCTAATCAGGGGGCCCAGTATAGTCTTGTTCAGGCTGCTGATTTTAATGGTACGGAGTTAGTATTCGTACGTGCTGACCAGATTATGCGTATAGATACTGCTACTTCTCCGTCTCTTGTCTATTCCTCGTTGGAGGCTAATCTTCGAGAAAGTGATTTAGCTACCCCTATTGTAGTTTACGATATTATTGCAGATTTAGTAGGAAATCAGGTTTATAAACTTCAGCATAAAGAAACAGTTGAAACTATAAATACAGGTGCTTACGTAACGTCCACCTGGTCTAGTGGGTCTGTACCTTTATATAATTATCAAATAATTGCTACTTTGGCGTTCGTTAATTCTACAGCGCTATCATTTGACACGCGAATGACCTTCCCGTTTGTAACAGCCGATAAAATCAACATAATAGGAGAGGTACGCGATCAGTATAATCTACCAGTTCCGAGTAAAACGGTACAGTTCTCTTCTTCTTTAAACCCTTTGAGTGGGGCAGGAACACCGGGCACCTTTAGTCCTACGTCGGCTGTAACAAACGCATCTGGCATAGTTTCTACGCAGTATACGCCGAGTGTAACAGTCGCTGAGATTTTGGTGGACGTTCAAGCGAAGGTACTCTAATGGGTTCCCAACTTATAAAGGCACTGGTTACGCAGAAAGGTAATATTGCAACTAATCCTTCAGGGGCGAGTCCGTCTACGTCACGCCCAATAGAACAAGTAGTCAGACTTATTAAATCTCCTCAGCCCATCCAGCAGCTTTCGGCCCCGCGTACTGCGCGTAGTTCCGATTTAGTTACAGAGTTTTCTAAACCTATACAGCAGATAGGCACTCTTGTTTTTGCTTCACAGGCGAACAGTCCTGTTAGGGGTAAAATAATAGAACAGAAAGGGGGTTTAACTAGCCCTTCAAGTCCTCCGGCAGATCCGCCTACAGAAGGTCTTATTGAGCAAGTTAGTCGTACAGGTTTTATAAATACGCAGCAGTTTAATTTACGGACCGGGTTAGTGGCTAATACTAGTCGACCAGTTCAGCAAACCACCCTTGTTGTTAATCACATTCAAGTTACACAGTATGATTTTATTACGCTGGTAACCCCGCCATGTGGAAGTATAAAGAATTCAGTAAATACAAGTATTCGTTGGAGAATTAGAGATTTCGGCTTTCTTTTTAACACCTCTTCTCTTATATTTAAAGTAGACGGGGTACCAGTTCAGAATTCGGCTAACTTCTCTGTCACGGGTATTACAAATGGTCTTCAACTAGACTATACGCCTTCCATACCTTTTCCTTACGGGCACCTGGTCGTTATACTGTTAGAGATAAGTGACATCGCGCCTACACCAAATCAGTTCTCGTATAACTGCAGTTGGATGACCACCGAGGATAGTATAGCCCCTGTATTTTCAAATATAGTTCCTGCTTGTGGTTCGTCTGGAGTTTCTACAACAGCTACGCTTTCTTTTGATGTTATCGACGTAGGAGAAGGAGTCGACCCTGATTCTATTTCTATATCGCTTGATGGTATAGGTGTTTGTAGCGGGATAAGTTTGGACGGCTTTACTACTTTAATTTCCGGAACAGGGTATCACGTAACATATGTGGGCGCTCATTTTAATCATGAATCGGAGATATCCATATTCCTATCTGCTAGTGACCTATCCCCAAATAGAAATACTTCGTCATTTATTTGTGCCTTTAATACAGCCGCTAGTTCTCCACCAGAGTTTATAAATATGGTTCCCGGGCCTTGCGACACTTTTGTTGATGATACTACAGGCTTAAAGTTTGAGGTCTACGGTGTAGAGAACGGGGTGGATGTGTCCACCCTGGAAGTTAGGATAGATAACGCGTTAAGAAGGGTTGTGGTTACGCCAAGGTTGTACCGTCCGTAGTAAGGAGGTAGATTGTGACAGTTCAGCAAGGAAGACTCCTAGCCGTTAGCACAGGTAAGACTATGGCTAATTTTTACTTCGATGCCGTGGCTAGTGGTATAGGTTCCGTAGACAAGATTATTCATAACGGTACACAATTCATACGAATGGTGCTCCGAAGACCCAAACCGGTTACGGCTTACACGGGATCAGCTACACGCACAACCGCAACTCGTTTTATAGACGCTAGTTATACCCCTAGTTCATCTTCCAATATAAGAAATATAACTGTAGGTTTTGGGAGTAAGTTGGTTACTACTAAGGTTATAAAGATTTTATCCACAGCCGCTATAGATACCACTACTGTGGGGTGGACTGTTTTTACGAGTTTAACTGATATAGAGGGAGAGTATATTAATAACTCTTTTAAGGCGGCGGTAGCTTCTGTCGGGCAAGCAATAGTAAGTACCCCAGCGGGTAATCAGTTTCAGTATACCGTTAATGTGTCTTCTCCACCGATAGATACTACGGGGAATGGTCTTCCTTACTGGAGAATAACGCACACGGGAACCACAGCGTTTGATAATGTTACGGAAGTTCAGATTGTACCGCCACTAACACCCACTATGTCTTATTTTGATACTAACGGTAATTTTTCTAGTTCTGTCCCCTTCGAGAAATCTAATATCCTAGACGTTTGTTACGATGTTCCTAATAGTACTTTTTATACGATACGTTATAATGACGGTACTATCGGTACAGCGACTGTAACTCTTAACGATACTTTTAGTGACGTAGACGCCGGCACTGCATCCGGAACTAGCGGTTTCAATCCCTCTCGCTGGACGGCTAGTAACGTTAATACTCAGTTTTTAAGAGTAGCCAATAAACTATCCTACAACGTTTCTAGTGGCAAAGGACAGATAAATACTACGTTCTCGGTAGCTAATAACGTAGATATAAATTTAGATGTTGTTCCGACTACACTTACTAGTAAGAAAATGTGGGTGACTATACGGGGTTTAGATAGTAATAACAATACTAGATTTAGTGAGGGTGTTGGTTACGATACAGTTTCTGCTTCTGGTGTTTGGTTTGCAACACACCTTTCTAACTTAGTAAATTCCACGGCTGCCTCCCAAATAAAAGAAATTCGTCCGCTATGGCACAACACGGCTTCCGGTACAGACAGCTTTACAGTTGTCTTTACAGGGGGTTCGACTTGGACAGTTTCTGGGACCCTGACTGGCGCTTTAACTAGCGCGACCACAGGTGTAGCATATACTGAGACAGTCTCCGCCACCTCGCCAATTACGTTTCTTATATCGTCTACGGCTGCGCCTAATATCGGTGAGCAGTTTACTTTCGATTTATTTACTGATAATAAGAAGAAGAACGTAACGACTACGGGTATTATCGGATTTACGCGTACGGGTTCTAATTATACTACTAAGCAAGTAATTACTTCTCCGCAAACAGCAGTAACCACGCCTGTAACCGTAGAGTTATTTGGTAATACTGACGCGTTGGTAAATATTTCTGCCGATAACTTCAATGTTATAACAGGCAGTGGTACTTTCCCGAGCGTTGCTGTATTTACAGTAGAGAAAGTTAATGCGGCGGGAAATGTAGTTAATCCACCACTAATTTCTTCTTTCGATATAATAGGTGATCCAAGCTTAACGTATAATGACTTTTTGGATGGTCGCGTACAGATAGCAAGTACAACTTCTGGGACAGGGGGCGGCTTTATATATCTTAAGGTTAATAATGCTCTATATTCTTATGCCAACAATGTTTCTTTAGGAACAGAGACGGGTGGAAGCGCAGTAGCAACTAGTTTAGCACAGATAAACAAAGATGGAATAAGTAGTTTTGCTTGGACACATAGATCCACAGCTTTGGGGATTCCCTTTCTAACCTATCTAGAGTACGACGCTGGTTTAGATATGCTTCATTGTAAGACTTTAGATAAAACCACCCTTTTGAGTACTACATCTACGCGGCAGGTATTTTTAAACATCAGTGACTATAGTACTAATGCCTATAAGGTTTTTTATGATCAGAACGATTTCAATACCTTGTATTACGTCGATTCAACTAAGATACTTCGCGCTTGGAATTTGAACGATACTATTTCTGCGTTCATGGCCGTTAATGCTGAAACCATTACTCTTCCAGCGGGAACAGCTCAGAATACTAACGTAAATGCGGATGTTATTAATGCGTGGGGTGAGGTTTTGTCGGGTAAAGTTGTAACCTTTGCGGTCACAGCCGGGGACGGGGCGCTTACTCCCTCCACGGATGCTACGGACGTAGTTGGAAGAGCAACCACGCAGTATACGGTAGGAAGCACTGTAGGGGTTTCGACGGTGACGGCGACCGTAACGGAGACTTAATATAATGTTTTTTTTAGAGGCATATAATGGTCAGAAGTAACCATGGTAACAATAATAAGCGGTACACTCACATTAGTTCAGGCTTCGGGGATTGCCTCTAGGGCGCACGTAGAGCAAGGTGGAATAGTTGTTACTTCTAACACGCTATCTTCTTTCGAAGGCGGAAGTACTGCTACTACTATACAATCTTTTGATGGTTTTTCTAATTCTGCAAGAATGCTATCTGCTTCTGGGGTAGAGCAGAAGGGAGAAATTCTTTCTTCTAATCCGTCTTCTACGGTGACGAATAATTTTATAATTTCCTATAATCCTACATTTTCTGGGGTAGCAACATTATTTAGAGTTATAGGAACTTCTGGTACAGTAGAGAAGTTTTTTGATCGTTCTCCTTTCTTTCATACCCCCAGCGAAGTAGACGTTAATACCCTTAGAGATCTAATTGAGGTAGCTCCTTTCCTTCTTTATGGTAGTACCACTATAAACTCTTATGATTATACGCGACATATTTCATCTCAAACGGCTATTATCGAGTCTGCGCAGCGTTTGGCTACTAGCGGTTCCGGGCATATAGTAACTAAATTACCTACGCTGAGCGGTTTGCCTTTTACACTTTCTGGTTCGGCAAGTATAACGGTACCTGATAATACTGCGCCGTATTTTGATCAGGCCATTCCTGCGGCTGGAAGTAGTTTTAACTCCCCTGCTACGCAAGTATCTTTCCACATAAAAGATTTAAGTTCCGCGGTGAGCCAGGGTAGCATTTACGTATGGGTGGACGGGTTAAACGTTGTGAGCGCCGGTACCGTTGTGACGGGAACAACTTGGCCCACTATACAGAAGACTATATTTGATATTCACGATACGGGATTTGTTTTAACTAGGGGTACCGCCTTTACTCCTCAGTCCACAGTTACTGTGAGCGGTACGGCACAAGATTTAGCAGCAGTGGCTAATCCGTTTACTGGCCAATATAGGTTTAAGATTTGGGGATTAGCTAATATTTCTGGTAGTATCACAGGTTTGGCAGATGCAGACCCCCCGGTACTTACGCCTGTTTATCCGCAGAACGGGGACACCGATATCTCTCCCGACACCAATATATCTTGGACAGTGGTGGACGCGGCCAGAGGAGTAGATCCAACTACCGTTAAGTTACATATAAACGGAGCTCTGAAAATAGACGGAGATACTAATATTACCGGAGGTACGCTAGCTCGTACTGGGGATGCGGTATCTGGATTTAGTTATACATATAACCCCACTAACTCTTTCTCTTATGGAAGTACGATCACGGGAACCCTATCTGGGGCAGACTTAGCGGGTAATAACACATCCAGTTCGTACTCCTTTAGAATCACGTCTTCGGATACACTCCTTATATCCAACTTCTTTATGAACTCGGGGGATACTCTTCCTCTAACTTCGGGCACGGTTATAAGTGTAGATGTTACAGACACTCTATACGGGGTTAATTCCTCTTCTAGTTATCTGACTATAAATGGGCAAACACCAATAGGTTTGACCACAAGTGTAATAACTAGCGGTATTCGTTTCTTAGTACCCGCCCAGCCAATCATTAATTTTGAAGAAGACTTAACCGTTTTTGTTCAAGGTGTCAATAACTATCCTGGTCCATTCCCAGTTACAAAGACCGCACAGTACCTACTACGCACTGGTTACGGAGTTACTTGGTATAATAGAGAATTAGATAACTATGAAAAAGTATTTCCGTTTATAACTAATATTCAAGTTCTTAGCGACATAAAGAATTTCTCTAAGAGAGCAGCCACTGGTTCTGTTTTCTATAGATTCCTTACTGAGGATCAGCCCAAGGCTGATCTGTCCGCCTCTATAGTTTCTAATATACAGACGGCAGATCTACCCGCGGTTGTTGAGAGCGATAACCCATTCTTTGAGTACGGCAAGACTATAACGCTTGAAATACAAGCAACTGACTTGGAAGGAAATCAACTAGTATTTACGCATACGTTTACAATTGAACAAAGACCAAGTTAGAATTTCTTAAGGAGGATATAATCTAATGGTAGCTGTAAGTAGATTTGTGGAATTTTCGGTTACCTCCCAAACCTATGTTACTGGAGTGTCTACGGATGCTACAGCTAAAGGTACCCGCGGTTATTTTCGCGGCACGGGACTAACTACCGGAAATGATGACTTTACCATTACTCTTAACTCTAATGACCAATTAGCAGTTGCTATTAATGGCGTTGGGCCCTTTACTATCACCCTGGCCTCTGGAACGGCGCTTGATCCCCGTTTTGTGGCCAGAGACATAACCTATAAGATTAATAGCGCGAGTTCGGACGCCTCGTTTGCATTCGCGCAGTGCGAATTTAGAAACGGTGGGTTGGTAGGGACTAACAGTTTTAACTCTTTCATAGTTAAGTCAGGAAAATTAGGAAAAAATGCTAGTGGAAATACTGTTGCTATTACTTCTCCGGGCGGACGAGACGCACGAGCCACCCTGGGAATGGCTTCTTCTTCCGCAGCCGCAGGTCAGGACCAATCGGATTTAATAGCTTCTAGCTATACCGGTGCTGTCACTGTCTCTGGTGCTTACGGTGGGCAGTTTGACGACTTCTACACGGTAATGATCAGTAGTATAGAGACTGTCGGAACGGTTACACCCGGAGGTGGAAATACTTATAACGGTACAGCTACAGTCGGTGGCCTATATACAGGCGTGGCTGGAGATAGTTATACTGTAACTATAAGTACTACGGCTGGCTCTACGATGGGAGCCGGTTCGGGCAATGTGCCCACATTTACGGTAACCGACACTCCTGGCTCTGATGATAATGCTAATCCAATAGAACTTCTATATCCCGGTGCTTGGTATGACATAGGTTCCCTCGGTGTACGGGCGAAGTTTACTGACGCGGTGTTTGGAAATGGCGATACGTTTGCTATTCAAGCCCTAACGGCCTCGGGTGGTACCGGTGCGGTAACAACTGCTAAGTATATCTGGTCTTCTACTTTAGAAGACTCGTCTAAGGCTTACGGTATTTCGGCTGTTACTACGTCTACAGTTGGTACACAGGTAGGAACTAAGGGCGTTACAATAGCATTTAGTAACTCCGGAACACTATCGGCGGGCGAGAGATTCCATATAATTTGCCGTGGTCCTCGTGCTACCAGTTCCAGTGTTACGCAGTTAAACTTCGGTAACGTCACCGTGTCTACAAACAGTGCTGTAAAGGTTGTCTGGTTCGAATTGATAAGTGGCGCGGTTTCTATGTCCACTGTGAAGTTTAGTTTACAGAATCACGGAACTTTTAGTCATCATAACGCTGGAAATAACGATACCTACTTCCATTACGGAACAGTGGGCGGCGGACATAACGCAGCGGGGGCGGGCCCAACTACTAATAGTCAGGTAGCCTTCCCTGTAGATGCCACCGGTTTAGGAAAAGTTGTAGCCACGGATATTGACCAGGATATTCCACCTACCTATCTGTACGCAACGCAGAATAACCTAGCGGTTGTAAGTTCTGCGGACAGTTCACAGACGGTTGGTAATTATATGGGAGCTCTGGTCAGCGACTTTATCTTCTTAGCCATTCAGCTTGGCGCTAACGAAACAGGTGCAAACAGTACAATGAATTACAGAATGTATTTTGATTTCCAGTAGGGGTTGATTTTACTTGACATTTTCTCTTATTTATCCTATTATTCCTTAGGGGGCACTGCCCTAAGGAGAAGAAGTGATGCAGAGAAAAGATATACAGACAGAAGAGGTAGTCAGGTTCTATCAAAATGGGTTGATAGGGCGGGAGATCGCTGAGAAGTTAGGATGTTCTGTAACTCTGGTACAGCGGCGACTGACTAAAGCCGGAATAAAGATGCGGTCGTCTAACGACCGTATTACCATTCCTATTGATAAACACGTACTCGAAGAAATGTATTGGGTTAAGAAGATGCACCCTGTTGCAATTGGTAAAGTTTTTGGTGTACATAAAATGACAGTCACTAAAAAGATGCTTGAGTTTGGTATACCTTTTAGAACAAAATCCCAAGCCCGCATAGGAAAGTTCAATCCGTTGTATGGGGTTGGGCATTCAGAAGAAACAAAAAATAAATTGTCTCAGCAATTTATTGATGGACGAAGGAAGGTTTCTCTTCAAAACCAGTACGGTAATCCTACAAAGTATAAAGAGACTGTTTATAGGTCTTCGTGGGAAGCGGGGGTTGCTTTTTATTTGGATACCCGACTTATATCCTACGAATACGAGTATAGATCTTTTCCGTATCCGGCAGAGTATGGGCGTATTAGGAGTTATACCCCTGACTTCTATCTTCCCAACACCGATACCTATCTCGAAGTAAAGGGTGTGTTCCGCGAGAAGGATCTTTATAAGGTGAATAGCGTGATTGCAACACAGGGTATTAAGATAGATTTTTGGGACGGGCCTAAATTAGTGGAGTTGGGGGTCATTAGTCCCGCCGGTAAGGTAATCATTGGTTTAGACGTCATTCACAAAGTTATAACTCCCTTAAAGGAAGACGAATAATGTTTGTTGGCGAACGAGAAATAGTTATGTCTAAAGGTTGGATTGCTGAATATAAAGACGGCTCTGTCTTTTGTGAAGAGGACTGTCCTTGGAACAAACTACCTGATAAGAGAAACATAGCCCGACTTATCTTAAAATGGGAAGATAGGTTTTGGGAAATTACAGGTAAAGATAATTACACCGTACCCTCAGTACGGGGTTATATCGACTCTCAAGGTTCGCAGGGAATTGATTCTAGAACCATAGGTTATTATGATACGGACAGTAAAGTTATACTACGTGTGTCTGAAGATACCGGAAGTATGAAATGGGAGCACGTGCCTTTTTAGGCGGGAAAAGGAGAGTCTAAGTGGTTAAGTTTCTTTCCGGTTCGACGTACTCCGGAGAACGGATTAAAACGTGTACGTTCTGGCGGAGTGATCTAACCACTAATAAGACAAAGGACTATGCAGATATTTCCTCAACAGATGTTGGGGGAGGAAGCTGTGTGGCTAATGCCTTTTTCAAAAGAGAAGACATCTCCTGTTTTAATTCTGGAGATTGTAATAGTGAGGGTAAATGTCTTCCTTGTACTAAATATAAGTACGGGGGTATGCAGTTAGGTATTAGCCATTCTCCCCCGCTAACTGTATTAAAAGAGTTTAATAAGGGCATAACGGATGATGACTTACGATCCCCTAATAAACTGATTATTGGTAAAGAGATCGCCACACGTACTGACGCAGACCAGTTGCCATTTCACGTCGTCTTACGGAATATTCAGGCAGGTATCGCCAAGTGTTGCCATTGGAGCGCGGGTAATGGCACTCCCAGTAAGTTTTACTTGGCGAAGATCATAAAAGGTAATGCTACTAAGACTTATATAGAGTATACAACTCTTCCTCAAGAAAAGGATAGCGCTGGTAATCCAGTAAAGGATAAAAATGGTAGAGTAATAGATCCGGTTATTCAGGAAGTAAAAACAGACGTTCCTGGTATTTATGTAACTAATACGGCATTTGACGATAAGGTTGGCTCTTTCTTCCCCGTGGGCACGGTTGTGCTTGCAGGGTTTGAAGACCAGCCTTCTTTTTATTTGGAGCCTCGCACAGGGTTAATGAAACCGGGAGAGGATGTCATCTTTCTTGCTTCGGCCGCGGATAGTTATCTTACTAAGGCGAAAAAAACGGCCGTTAAGTGTACTCAGCCTACAATCGACGCTGTTAACGCGGCGCGTACGGCTAAAAATACAGCGGTAGCTTTACAAAATGAGGCAATAAATTATTATAACCAAACTCTTTTATCTAATGAGCCGGATTTAATTGCATCAGCCAAAGTAAAATCTGACTTGGCCACAGCCAATGCCGCTGCTGCCAGTGCTGCGTATACACAGGCCACAATTCTAGGTAATTCAGCTAATGTTACTATAGGAGATATTGTTAACGCCGAAGTAAGTGACGACATCACCGTAGCTGCTAAGGTCTTAGCCGATACACTAGATGCTTTAGCCGCACAAGTCACAATAACTGCTAACTGCGCCTCTGGTACAAGTGCGGGAAATACAGCCTCGATGATGGCTGGTAAACTGGTTATTCTTGCGCGCGCGATGCGTTCTCTTGGCTATAAAGGGGCTAGCAAGTGTGAGCTTTTTTTTACCGCCGAAAACGTAGCAAAACAATGGAACGCCCCGACGGATGGAAGCCTTCCTTGTAATGGGGTTCGTACAGAGTGTCAATTTTATACGGGTCCCGTATGGGCCCACGCAACTGACGAAAAGTTGGAAGTAGGTAAGTCGATCATTGCCGAGCAGTTACAAGAATTGAGGTTTTATTCAGACGATTGGACTCGCTATACTGATCCTTTTACTACTTTTAGAAATAGATTTTCTACTCCTTATATTTGGGCGTTTAAAGAGTACTTGGATTCTGGGGGGACACCTGAGATAGGAGATATGGCTTTATATAAGCCAAAGTTATTGTTTTCCAAAATAGATACGACGTCTGCTGCCGTACAGTACGATACTGCCAGTATAGAGCGCGTATCCATCTCTGATTTTACTACTTTTGCAGTAGAGAAAACTAGGGCTTTGATTCAGCCGGGGTCTCCAAGTTTAGATAATAAAGATAAACCCCCCGCTTTTCCTACTGTTATAACTAGACCCGGGGAGCCTTCTGATGCGAGATTAAAAATAACTCATCCCCGTCTCGATAAGAAGACAGGACAGGAAGTCGTAGGTAAAACTGGTCCCTTTATTTTAAGAAACTGGAGCGAGAATAGAAACACAGCAACTCTATTCGGTACAGCTACTCCCGGTGCTACCATTTTTTTGGTTAACGAGACTGCTTTACAGCGACGTTTTGAGTATAATGCTTTTTATGAGACCCAGAATACCTCGTTACCGGAATCGATTACTGGTATTCCTGGAGCACCTGATTTTTCTAGTGCTGAGGCGGTGGCGTCTTTAGTAGCGTTTATGACTGCATTAGAGGAAGAAAAATCTCTAAATACGAGTGAGGTCCCTAACCCTTTTGCTAAATTTTCAGCAGACTACTTATCCGGGCAGTGGGCGTCTATAAACGAAATAGGTTTAGTTTATAATGAAATAAATAAAATCTATGCGTTTATATTTCTCTCTGATACTGCTATATTATTTGATTATACTCTTATAGACTTTAGACTCCTACACTCTGTGATCGCGCAAACAGTCTTTGAGGGCGAAGATTTTTCTATGTTTAGTGAGCCGGGTTCAACTAAACTAGGAGATGCTTCTAACGATACGGTGGCTAAAGGTTTCATAAGTGCTCAGGCTATACAAACGGTTGGGCGCGCTAAAGAAATTGTTAAACTTAGTTATGGTTATTATGCTTGGAGAGAAGTTAACCGTGGTCTAACTCTCGCTGCATCAACGGGCACTGGGAATCCGGATGTGGTTTTGGAAAGTGAGGCTAATGCGTTTATATCCAGACAAGCATATCAAGTAGTTCAATATAGGAAAACTATTACTTTGGAGGACGGCTGGTACACTATAAATGACTGTGGCTATATTATGGTTCCGATACCGGATCTAAATGTACACAGAGTTCTTCCCCTCCCTAATGTGGTGGGCTCTTTGGTTGGTTTTCAGAATGTACTGACTAACTATGGTGGAAGGGGTTCTGTTGTAGCGCAGTGGGCTATAGAGTCGGCTTCTTTAAACATAAATGATACAAAAAAGAATTTGCTTCAATACTATCGAGATACAGACGGGCGGGGTCTTCCAGCCAACTATGTTATTTTGGGCCCGGATACGAATTTTGAGCAAGCGTACGGTCGCCCCGTTCCTGGACGCGACTCTATAGAGATAACGTTTACATTTCTTAGATCACAGACGTGCTCTCCGGCCGGGCTGCTCTCTGTACCGGAACTAGCAGAAGACGTAGTTGAACAGGATTTTTATAAGGAATTTTTTAGTCCTAGTCACCCTAGCGGAGACAAACCTTTTTGTGAGTACAAGCACGCTTTCTCTTTTGACGTAAAGGGTACTCTTACTGCCGGGGGTGTACGCGGCAGCGGGGAGTCCGTAGTGGCTATAACCAAGGAACAGCAGGAATATGTGTGGGTATTTGCTGATTCAGAAGGTAGACCTATAGGTAAGAAATATAGTAGACTACTGGTTATGTACTCCAACCTTTCCTGTATTTCTGTAGACATATTTTATCGTTGGAAGCAGTCTTGTATCCGTTACGCCCTTATGCCAGAGCTGTCTATCGCTATAGGTACGGCTGGTGGAACACTACTGGTTGCCCCAAGAGCTACGGTCAATCCCGCGGACTTACAGTTGGGCAGTAGGTATGCGGCTGGTTATTTGGGAGACAATACCTGTGACCGGACTCCTAGTTGTGGAGATCATGAACATGGGCAGTACGGGTCGGATCTTGCTGAGATAGAATACTCACATTTGGTTACACCTACTCAGACGGTGGGAGGTGAGACTATTCCAGCCGTTTATAAAATGTATTACCCCAGTGCGGGCCAGGTTCCTCCGGCGCCCATTTCTTCCGAGGCCGACGAGTTTCGTTATCCTGGAGATACTTGGCGTAAGCTTGTTGGTCCCGTGTGGTATCCGTACACCGCGTGTGAAAATGCTAGGTACTACGCCAAGACCAACGCTGCTTTTGGAACAGACTCTACGGAACTTATAAATAAACCGCTTACGTCTCTTGCTGTGGGGCCGGTAATAACTTCTATAGAAGGCGAAGCTCTTAATACGGCTACCGGAAATAGACCTCCCGCGTCAGATGAGGCTTACAGAGGCATAGACCGTGTTACAGCTGAGATTCTTGATACACACCCGTCTCTCCGCGCGTGCTCTAGTGAATATACGTATGGTAATTTAATAGCAGCGGGTCAGCCAGTTTTTGATGGGTATGCTAGAAGGCGGGGGCAAATAGACTTGTTCTGGTACTCGGATCACGGGTTTGCTCCTCCTCCTTTTGGTAATTTTGGGCGTAATATGCTTATGTTTGAGGTTTCCGATAGAAGAGGGGATTACCTTGGTGACCCTCCGGACGGTGGGCAGGGGTTTAGGTGGATGCCTATTTTTCCTACGCGCGACAATATAGGTTCTAACATTGATATTCTAAGTGAGAGTTTGGAAGTGCAGCATTACCGACTGCAGTGTATGAATAATCCGGCCGGGGGAGGTACGGAGGGGATCACGAATACTCCACGTTATACACACAGAGCTCTGATCGAGAATAAGATAGGGGCTGTAGATTATCCGTACGTACCGTATTGGCCTAAATTTTTAGCAGACGCTTCGTTAGGGAAGGAGCCTGCGGGGCGTGCCGTCGATGCTGGTCCTATTTCTACGCAGTGGGCTTGGCGGGAGAAGGCTAAGCCTATTAAAAGAGGGCAGGCGGGATCGTCGATTATAAAAGGACTAGCTTTGGCGGCCCCAGATTATATTTTAGATCATCAAAGATTGGAAGTAAGTCTCAGACCTGCAGAGGGTGAGTATACTCTTACATACGAGGGTCCTAAACATGATCAGTATGGGGCGCTTACTAAAAACGGTACACTTCGATTGGGAAGCGGGCCACCTAGAGAGATAATTATAGATTTCGCTAATCAGATATTTGGGTTAGCACCCATGATTGACACGGTTTATGATTTATCTCAGACGCTGGGGGGTTCTGCATTTCCTTGTATTCCCGGTACTCCTATAGATACTCCGAGTTTTGGAAAACCTTGTTCTTGTACAGGGGATATTACGGATCCACAATTTCAGAATGGGACGCAAATTCCGGCAATATTTACCCATTTAGACAATAGGTCTACGTTAGGGTACTCAGGGCTTTATTCTGAAGAGACAATGAGCGCCCCTTTTGGCACAGATTTACCCCGTACAACAACCGCGGACCCCTCTGTTATGGGTAACTATTATATAAAGGGAATAGGTTTTAAATTGGATTACGATTTTATTCCCGTAACGGCTGTGAATCCTATGTCGGATTCTCGTGCTGTGGCTCAATACACTTGGAGTAGAACACCCCACGGTACCGCGTATCCTAACGAGGGTGGGGGTGTGGATGGTAGTTTTGGAACAGCGGAAACAAACACAGATGTCTATAAGTACGCTACCACTGGTAAAATTTTTACATCCGCCGTGGCTAGTGACGCTCTCGAAATAAGCAGTGTGTCTGGGGATATAGCTGCTTTTTTTCCCTCTCCTCTTTTAGCGCATACAGTACAAACAGAAAAAGATACTACAGGTCCTAAGACAACGCACCCTATTACTGTTTTAGGAATTTTACCCAGCGGTGACCTTAAACTAAAGGGGCACACCCCTTGTACAGATATTGCGGCAGCCGGTAAAGGATATTCTAACGGCGAACCCGAACAAGTTGTTTTAAATATGACTTTTTTGCCGTATATGCGAATAACAAAAGTAACTATCTCTTTCGCTGCTGGTAAGGGTATGCAGGTACCCCGAGTTTCTTTAGGCGTAGTAGACCCTGTGAATAGAACGGGCAGTCTGCCTACCGTCAGAACTGCACGTGTTATTGGGGAAAGTATAGAAACGGCCACAGGTATGGATTTGGGTTTACGTGATTCCTCTCTTTATTCACAAACAGCGCTAAATGAAGGAAGAACTATTTTTAGAGTAACCATTGTGCCCTCTTATCAGGACATGCCCTTCTGGAATCAATTTGGTCAGGAGTTTGAACTTATATTTGCGGACAGAGATAATGAACATTCTATGGGAATTATTGGTATCGCTCTAGAAGCGGCTATGGTTTCTACGGATGGAGCAGTTGAGATTATTTTTATTCCAGCCAGAAAATACTATGTTGCTAAAGGCGATAGTACTAATAATCCAGAACAAGTTTTGGAGGGGGTTGATAGCGCCACTGCCTACTGGAGAACCACTTCTACGAGTACAGCTATAAGTGGTAATCGTTATCGGGCATACGCCTGGGATGAAAAGATAGAGGATAATCAACCGCCTATAAAGAGTACCAATATTAAAGAACTAGAGGCTTTGCAGAGTGTAGAATATAATAAGACTCTAGCTTTAATGGGGCATACTTTTTCTTTCAGCAGCTTTATACCTTTTGAGGAGAGTGCCTTTTTAACTTTTCTTAAAGAAGGTGAGCCTTCATGGCAACTTGAAATGCGAAGTAGTAGGAATAGAATGCAGGACGTAAAAAAGTATATTACGAGTGGTAAAACAACCAATGCAACTAAACTTTGGGGAACCATCCCTGAAAGGGAACCTTGGAGCGCCCCGGGTCACGCGTGGACGCATAAGTTAGAAGAAGATCCGGATTTTTCTACCTGTGGAGCCGTTAGTTCGTGGGCCGAACCCTATAAAATGATCATATTCTATCAATTTTTACATTTACATGACGAGCTTGCCGTTTTTCAACCGGCAGAATTCTGGAGTAGCATGCCTTCGTCAATGTCTCGCACGGCACAAGCTAATGGGTTTGTACTTGGCGGAGGGTTATCTTCACAAAAGGACGTTGGTATTTTACATACAGATACTTAAAAAGGAAGTTAGTTATGCCGTACAGTCAATTCCTGTATTGTGAGAAATGTGGAGCGCCCCACCGGCTTGAACTAGATCAGCAAGCCACTATCGAGGCTTATATTAAGGAGGGTCGAAGTAGTGCAAGTATAAATTACGCTCTGGTATTGTGGGATTACTTAATATACACTTGTTCTTTCTGTAAAACCTCCTTTCTTTACACCTATAGAGACGTAGAGAGGCGTGTCAGAGAATATTTGTCAGTTAAATCTCAGGAGCACGAAAGAAGGCTTACTGAGGCTGTAGAGCAAAGTGAGATTTTTGAAAGTAATAGAGCACGTATAGAAAAAGAAGTTTTGAAACGGTATGGAAGGAGATAGTGGTATATAGTATACTATCAGAAGCTCGGGTTAGTTCTTCTTTAGCAGAGAGGCAGCCCGCAGATAAAGCCTATTCTGTTATTTGGGATACCAACCGGGACCTCAAAGGCTGGACGGCTGCTATAAATATGGAAGTGGTGGGGGCGTGGGGTAGTTTTTTTTACGCCACAAAGCTTACGTCGGCCGGGGGTTATATTGGCCCGGCTACCGCATTTACACCTGTTGATTCCTTAGAGGGCAATAGAATATTTTTTAGACTTAAGTACGACAAGCATCCTAAGAATAAGAATGCTACCAGTTTTGGTAAGATACAATGGACGACTGTTGCGGATGGTACGTTTAACGACACTAAGTCTACGACTTTTTCACTTTTAGCGGACGGAAATTGGCATCTATACGAAGTAAATGTGGGTCAAAATGCGCAGTGGGTAGGCCTAATAAATAATATTAGATTTTATCCTTGTGAAGACGGGGCAAGAAATGACGAGTTCTTTATCAGTTATTTTGAGATAGGTAACACTAATTTTACCTTTGATCTTAGTAATCCTAAAGCAGGAACTCGTGGTTATGTTCTTGGCGAGAGAATACCAGAAGATCAAATTATCATACAAAAGGACGTCAATGACAAACTACTTGTTAACATAGATGGTTACGGGTTTGTTCAAGTTGTTTTAGTCCCTCAGACGGGTACGCTCCAAACTATAATGAGGGACCTCTCTCTTCAGTTGGGAAAGATATCGTTGGGTGGGTATTTAAGAGCCGAAGCCACCGTTGACGACACCACTGGGTATGTCAAGATACAATCTGGTACCTATGCTAGCGATTCTTCTGTAGCGGTTTTGTTTGGGACGCACTCTTGTGGGCCTACGTTAGGGCTAATGAATTTATTCGGTACGTTTACTGGGACATCTGTTTTAGGAACCGAGCCGGACGCAGCCTATACCCCGCTAGCCGCTTATCGCCCTACAACTTTAGAAATCATCGCGCTATTTGATAATGACAGTTCTGTGCAGGCTTTTAGTCTTGATCCCCAGGAATATATTCTTCAAGGGGGACGTGCAGACTTTGGACTTAGCGGAAAACCTCTTGAAACCACACAGAACATTGCTTACTCTGCTTCTCCCACGGGGGGACAGACCACTATTACAAAGTCTCAGTTTGATTTTAGAGGCAGTACGGTTATTGATATAAACCATCCTTTTTCAGATGACGGGGTCCTTGAAAAAGTATGGGCTAACGGTATAATGGATGTAGCCGGGGGTAGTAAGTGGAAGATATTTCGTCCTAAACTTAATGGAGATATTTTATTAGTTGCCGAAGGGCAAATTGGACAAACTACGATTTCGTCCAATCCTAACGGGGGTTTAGTTCTAAGTGCTGAGGCTGGAGTATTTTTCGTAGACGTTTCTGGTCAAAACATTAGGGTTAGGCGCGGTGACCTATTGGGTCTCTATAACGCACAGCTACATGTGGGTATGGCAGATAGTCTAAAAATAGACGCTCTTTACTATACAATAAGTGGGGACGCTACCGGCACCATAACTCCCCCTCCCCCTTCCGGGGCAGGAGAGCAAGGTCTTTCTATTTATGCTCGAGGTACAGATCTTAAAAAAACAGCAGTATTAGATATAGATCTAAGGCGTAGATTAAATATCAATAAGATTAGCATTACCGGCGAACAGGTAACCCAGAATGTAGAGTATAATATTGCTACCGCCTCTACCGCGTCTTTTAGTGCGGCTATTCCAGGCTCTCACACCGTTTGTTATCAGTACCCCCTAGCACCGCTACCCACTTGTTTTACTAGAACTAATCAAGGTTTTAATATTCAAGCGCTAAACGATGACGTTTTGTATGCGAACAACGGGGTCACTGCCTTTGGCGACGGCGGGGACGGGGGTATAGGAGGGGCCACTGTTGTTGGGGCTACATATTTTTATGGTAACGGCGATGGGGAGTTTTTGGGTGTATACGAACTGGTTACTGCCGGCGGGGAGGTTTACGACTATACTAAAGACACCCTATCTATAAGTTGTTTTTTTGGGTCTGTTAGTCCTCGTATAGATAAGCCGATAAGTAAAGCAGTTATGTATTTTAAAGACAGAAAGAATCAGCGCTCTTGGCAGATAGAATACGCGTTTAATGGCTCCGGGGGTGACGGTAGTTCTTCCGGTTTTAATAAAATACCGGAAGAGAGTATAACAGAGGTAAAGTTAGATAAAACATCCATATTTGCGGCCACTGCTTCAGGTACGGGTACTTCTAATCTTACTACTCTGTTTTTAAAAAACCCGGTTCTTTTGACTACGGTTGCAGACGGAGTTACTGGAGGAGTTGAGCCTCCAGCAGGGGTACATGCTACGACTGTCAATCTACAAGAGCAAGCCACGTTCATACAAACACAGTGGAGTAGATTTGAATGGAACTTCACTCCCGTTAGGGCTACGGGTTTTCAATGGGTTTGCATGGAGCACTGGAGTACTAAAATATCAGAGTTTCAGATATTTTCTTCCTCTACCTCTGAAGAGACCATAGGAGATAATGCTCAAGTACTATTTTCAGCAGACGGGGAAAACTTTACGACGGCTGAACTGATATCCTCTAATACGGGTACAGTTGAATATAGACTAGGAAATTCTCCGCAATATATGCGTATCGTATTTAGACCTACCTTACTTCTGGGTATAAACGACGTTTCATTGGAATTTGAAAACGATACTGTATCTTTTGGTCCACACGGTAGACTAGACTCTTTATCCATTCCTGACGCTAAAGTAGGAAGTGTTGGCTCTTCTACCCCACTTTTGATAACTAATACTACAGGGCAGACATCTAATTTAAGCGTAAACATTGCCCCTGATACTAACAGCACAAAGAGACTTATCTACTTTAATAAACTGCATAGCGAGGAGTCTATCCAAGCACCTGATTTTGGTGCGCCCGGGAAAATAGATTTTACTGACGATAAGATACTCTATGAAACATCTAATATTGCTATAAATGCTACATCTTACGGTCTTCTAGACCTTACGGGCTTTAATAATTCCTCGTTAACTTCTAATCTTCTAACCAATCCGGGTTTTGAAACAGGAGACCTTAGTGGTTGGAGTTTGAGTGTCACGCATTCGGGGTCTCTATCTTTCCAAGTTCCTAGGGTTTATTCCATAACTAACTATGACCACGTGGAGTCTTTTCAGAATGGGTCTTACGTATTTGGCTTCTATATAGACGAGGTTGACCCAGAACATCAGAACGGAAGCGCTTGGGTAAAGTTCGATTTACAGCAAACGGTAGACGTCTCTTCGTATGTATCACACATCACAAACGGGGGTACTGACTGTACCATTACTTTACCCTACCTTTACTTGGGACCAGCTTCTCCTCTTCCTATACTAACTATAACTGAGGGGGCTACCTTAGCTGATATTACTACGGCCACCCCCACCACGTACATACACACTTTTTCTTTGATAGAGTCTGGTTACGTTGCCACGCCATCTATTAGTGATCAGTTAGTTTTTACTAATAAATTTACGCTTCACAAAACTACAAAGTATGTAAATATACGGTTATCCGTAAATAATACAGGTTTCCACCCTACGGGCTCTTTTCCTGTTCAAAGACAAGGTGTATTGGTAGAGGATGTTTCACTTGTGCTTTCTTTTCCGGGGACGAATAAATCTTGGTACAAGAGTTGGAGAACGGGGGCTGGAGATTTTACAGATAGTTCTTTTGTTCCTGTAACGGAGTTCACGACTATAACAGGTTCCACGCATTGGTATCAGCCATATGTTCAGCGTACTTATCCCCTGGGTCCCGCAGCCAACCAAGTACAGGCAGTGACACACGCTTTAGGCTTGAATCGTTTCCAAGAGATTAGATCTTTTAGACGAATGACTGCTACCGATCCAGGTGTACTTGGCGTGGGGTGGCCGGGAGAGAAAACTATTGCTGGATTTAGAATAGCATGTATGGGCGGTACGTTTGTTCAGTCTTATCCAAAGAAATTTCAAGTAGAGACTTTAATACGCGCAGTAGACCTAGGAACTACTCCTGATCTTAATAACCCCAGTCACTACCAAGTTGTGAAAGTATATAGTTCTCTAAATTATAATGCAGGTCCTAGTTATTTTACAGGGTCATCTATTAGGGAACTGTCAATAGTAACATTTTTGTTGGATACCCCTGTTATAACCACAGGAATGAAACTTGTATTTACTCTTAATTGCGATACTTACGAGTTAAATATTGGTTATGCGGGAAATAGTACTACGATGCAGGCGGCCACGGGTTGTGCCGATTCTCCTTTTGGTGGCGGGGATTTTGTTTCTATTGAAGGTTTATATGTCTCTATGTTTTCTCCCTTGGAAAAAATTGGAATAACTTCTTTACCCCTAACTGATGAAAGAGAATATAATCAAATTGGGGTTACCACTGTATACTCCGCTGTAGACTTAGGCAGACACTACGCTATAGATACTAATAGTAAGGTGTTTGAACTTATAGCGGAAACAATCAATCAGAGCCAATGGAATGCTACCTCGGTTGCGTACAGTCTTACGAATACTTCGGATCCCAATGCAGTATCTTGGGGAAACACTACGGCGATAAATACGCGGTGGATACGCTTCTCGTCTCCTGCTCAAGTAGAGTATGAATACGGGGTATTTAATACAGCCAGTGGCACGGTTTCTAAGTTGCCGCAGTCTTCCTTGCTAAGTGCGAGAATATACCCAGATATAACTGTATCTGAATTTCCTGTAGAGGGGTATAACTCTTCCTGGGTTAATTTAGGTAAAGCTTTAACAGATACTGATAGTTCTACCTATATTTACTATTCCGATTACCCCATTATAGCTATAGATATCGGAAACCTTGAACTAATTAATAATGACGTTGTTAACCCAGGTAATAACCATGCCCTAGATTCTGGGTCTATTTGGGGGTCTACTGGAGATAAAGCGTACTGGGTGGCATATACAGAAACAGGCTATGCATATGCGGCCCAAGCATACTCTGCTACTGTGCGGCCAGAACAGGTACGTTTTTCTTCTTTCGGTGCTGGGGTTCCACTCACGGCAGTGCGGTGGGTAGCCCTTCGAGGAGCTTCAAATTTACATATTTCCTTTACCGGTAACCCTCCTAAGTCCTATAACTATAGAACTCCTGGTCAACTTCTTAGCGGGGCGAGATTTAAGCCTAGAGAGCTTCCGGTACCCACGGCTAAGCCTACTTGGTTCATATCTTCTAAGACCGGTCTACAGGATATTTCAACATTAGTTTCTACTCTAGGAAGGACGTCCCCGTACGTCGAAGGTACGGATTTTGGGGCGAATAATTCTAATATTGGGGCAGTTGTTAATGCTTTTTCCGGGCAGTTTACGTTGAGTGCCCCTGTCTTTTGGGGAGCGGGAACAAGAGACTCTAGTACGGGGCAAGAATCCGCTGCTTTGGCGTTTCCACACAGTATTTGGAGAGTGTTTAGAGACCCTTACCGGGGTGGGGTTGTCACGAAACAGGTTGCGGCTGTGCTTATTTTAGGTTATAATTCTTTATATTACCCCTCCTCTTTCAAAATTCAGTCTCTTATAACCACCTCTTCTGATCCCACCGCTGAGGGTAGTTGGCAAGATGTGCCCGGGGCAGATTTTACGGGAGCAGATACTTGGCAAGGGGGTTTAGGTTTTACTTACATACTTATGGCCCCTGTAATTACAGCGGGTATCAGACTTTATATTTCTGCGAGTGTGTATGATTCCGATGCAGCTAACAACCTTTCTGTAGGAGCGATCGGGGCTTATTCTAATCTAAGTTATCGTGGTCCTCAGACTCGGGTTGGTAAAGTAGTTGTTTATGAACAGGTTTCTGAGGCTTCTCTACTTCAAGGGCAACTTTCAGTAAATCAGGCTTTATTTGCAACTATAACTTCTTCTGGTTCTACTCCGGATCATCCCATTTCTAACCTTAACGACGAAAGGATAGATACTTATTGGCAGTCACCTTCCTTTTCTGATGTAGTTTATATTACACTACCCACCCCTAAAACTATTTCTAGCTTTATGTGGGAGTTGGATCCTAGTATAGGACAACAAAGCGGAGGACTGAGTATTAATGCTCCAGAAGATTTTCAGTTGTTCGCTAATGTCGGCGGATCGGATAGAGAACTACTGCACCAAGTTTCCTACTCAGGCACTTCCTTTAGTGGTACACTTTCTACCACAACCTCTGATTCTTTTACCTTCAAAATAAACAGTGTTCAGGGTCAGAATACGGATGCTAATTCTATACAGTTAAGTGAAATTAGTCTTATAGAAACTCTAGTTCAGGTTGATCCCCTTGTAACGATTACAGGTGTGTTGGATAGACGACCTGGCGGTACAAATACGACTAGTACTAAAATTTCGTATGCCTCCGGTTCACAAGTTAATGCCCAAGTTTCTCTATTTGGTTTTGACGGGGGAAATGATCCGGATTTTTCTGAACGGGATTTATTTAGTCTCTGGATAAATATAAATGACGTAGCGCTTTTAGATACTACTTTTGGTAGTATTAAGATTGGTAATAGTCCAGACATCTTTTATAGGTGGGACTTGAAAGACGTATCTTTGCATTCTGGTTGGAATAACCTTCAACTTCAATTTTCTACGGCGGCAGATAAGTCTGTTACTCCTTTCCAATTCGGAGAACGTTACGACCCGGCAACTGGTGAAAGTAAAGTAGACTTTATAACCGGAGATTATCTTAGATACGCTACTGGGCCGTGGGCCACCACACCTCCTAATCTTATAGAGTGTCCAGGTATTAGATTTATAGAACTAGAGTTTAGAGGAACCGGTGGCGCATCTACGTTAGAGATGGTAGTAGATGATTTAAGATTTGTGAGAAATAAATTTTCAGATATCTGTAAATTTGCTCCGTCTTTGTATTTAAATAACGATGAAGTATTCACTATTTATACAGAGGGCTTAGACTTGGTAACGGGAACAGTAGAGTTTTGGCTGTCCCCAGACTGGGATAGTGCCGGGCAGCTACTGGGCTCCCGCGCGGTTGTGCCTTGCTTATTTAGAGTAATTTTTCCCGATAATAGATTTCTAAGTCTTATCTTTCGTTTATCCGATAGATTTGTTTGTATAATAAACGATGGAGTTTTATCCCGTCAGTTCGTAAGTGTTCCTGGTATTTACTTTTTTAATCGTTATGAGACTTTTCACTTCGCACTCGCGTGGGATGTAAACGGGGGTATAGACGGTCGGGGGGTAACTCTAGCGATGTATATCAATGGTAGTTTGGTTTATGAGACTTACGAGACATGGGTAGGTTCAAGAGAGAGTGGGAGTACGGTATTAATAGGTGGTGAGGCTGGGCAGTTTGCTGCAGCCCCGCCACCTAACGAAACAGCCGCCGCCTACACAGCCGTCCCTACAATGCCGCTAACTACCACGCAATCCTGTTGGGCTTTATTGGAAAATTTAAAGATTTATAACTATGCTAAGACTGATTTTAGAGATAGAGAGAGCCCAGATGTAGATAAAATTCAGCTGGTGAATCCCTCTGAAATGCTTCAAATATCTTTAGATGACGTTAACTTCTACGATGTAGGGTCTTCAAACCTTCCGTTGGTAGTAAATAACGTTGTTTCTGGGGCCCCTGTTACTATTTACGTTAGAACTAACATACCCAAGGGATTAACTGGGCGTGAGAATAGGGACGCTTCTTTGCTAGTGCGATGGAAAGTACCAGATCCACAGTGTTAAAGGAAGATAATGGTAGAAAGAAATTTATTTAAAGAAGGTTACATTTCTAACACCCTAACGCTGTCTGGAACTATTTCTGGAACCCAAACAATCGGTGTAAATGAAATTAATCTATTGGTGGACGGGGACACCGTAACCCCCGCTCTTACTCTCGCGTCTGGTAAGAAGATGGTCTTAGATTTTGATCTGGGGGCTAGATGGGCGATAAAGAGATTTGAATATTATACTTCCGAAGCTTCTACAGCAAGTTTCTCTATTAAATTGAGTCAAGATAACTCTACCTACACCCCCATCGCGCTCTCTAATGTTGGAGCATATTTCTTAGGGCAGATGCCCGTGCCCGTTGCGTCTGGAGCGCCAAGATATATAAGACTTGAGCATACTGCTACTTCTGGTACTTTAATAAGAGAGTTTGTAGCAGTTAGTGACGATACTAAGGTAGACTTTGGAACGGATGGTTCGGTAACACAGGTTTCTCTAAATGATTCCCCGCTTGGGGAGGTTTCGCGTACTGTTACGGTTGTTCCCATTTTCAATAGGTCCACAACTCAGGCTGTGGACGCCAGAGTTTTTATAGACAGAACCTTTAACTCTTCTGATGATGAACTGGAGATATCCGCAGCAGAAGTCGGTCCTTGGGTAGGAAGAAATACTGCGCAGTCTACGCAACCTCTTAATACTGACTGGGATAATGGATTATATACCAATACGCGTAAAGTTCCGGGTATTTCTTATTCAGTAAACTTTTCTGAAGATGGGGTATTTAATAGGTGGGCTACCTCTGGACTTACGAGTGTCGCCGTTACCGGGGGGTTTTTACAAGGAGTTACCCGTTCTGGAACTTGTACTTTTGAAACCACTGCATCCGGGCTTCGAGTTATTGCTCCAGACTGCGAACTAGTTAAGGTTTCTTTGAAAGTACCCACTATCAGCGGTAGTTATACTCCACCTACTCTTTTCTGGAAGAACAACGGGGCAACCACTTATTCAGCGGATAAATCCATTCTTCCCACCAATACGCGAGCGTATAACGGACAGCTTCTAGAGTATACTTATCCGGTATCCACGATTACTACTTGGTCTGGGGTAATTTCTGATATCAAGATAGTTCCTTTTGTAGCTACTAGCGGCATTGCTGTTGGACACCTGGTTCAACTAAGTACTGTAGATATAGGAAACTTTGATGGTGGTCGTATCGCGCTGGATAGCGTGCCTGTGAAAGCTAATGAGGATCAGATTATCGCCTATAAGGAAGAGAACTGGGTTGCATCTACCTCGTTTTTAGCTCCTATTATTTATTTAAATTACGATAATAGAATACTCGCCCCATGTGTAATAACTAAATTTAAAATGTCCGGTTCCCCGGAAATAGGTAGCGCTGCAGTTGAGACCCAGATTCTTCTTTTATCTATGACCTCCAGTTTTCCTGCTTCGGGTACGGTTACTATAAAGAAAAACCTTAGTTTCAGTTCTATTATAAGTGCGACTCAAGCGAATTCTTATACGGAAGTAGACGTTTTTTGGCCGGCCACTTCTGGTGACGCTATCGGTGTGTTTTTCCGTAGCTCCCCAGGACCCTCCGACTCAGCAAATTGTCCCGTAGGAACTGCCCCTAAGACGGGTGCCGGGTATCGGTTAACCGCGGTGACGGTTCCCTCCGTTATCGGTAATCTTCCGGTTATAGCAGGGACAGGAGCTTGGACGGGGACAAATGTAAACTATCTTATTGGCTATGACTATTTACCCCTTAAGTTTTCGTCTTCGGGCAGATACACAGCTCCTGTTTTCGATTTGGGAGACGCAGTGGAATTGTCTGCTGCCGTATTTACCGCGAATGAGCCTGCCAATACGAGTGTAGACACGGATACTTCTTCTGCCTTTAGTACGATTAACGGTCGTGCTAGTAATACACCTCCCCATTCTTCTAGTTTGACAACTATTAACGGAGTATTTACGGGGGAACGTTTTAAGTATAACGATACTCTGCCTTTTATTGGGCCATACGATGTTAATAGCATATGGGGAACTATTAGTACTAACGACCAGTTTCAGGTGCCGACAGTTTCTGTTTACAACCAAGACACTCAAGAGCTCTGGGTATTGGCATCTATTTGTAGCGGTACGGCCCCTTATACGGTTAGTCCAGTAATAAATGTTTTTGATGCTCCCGCTAATCACAATCGGGCTAGATCTTTTCAGGTACAAGGGATAGGATATACCTATTCTAATAGTTTGAACCCTACTACGTTTCCTCAGCGTTTTGATCCCATAGGAATGGTTATAGACTATGCTCGTAAAGAAGTTTATATTGTCTGTAGTGACCCATCTTTCTTTGCCGGCTCGGTGGCATATCACGGTATAGTAATAGATTATTCCGGTAACTTTAAGAGACTTGTTTTCCGGAAAGACCAGATAACTGTGATTGCCAGCACGATTAATAAGATAGCGGCTTCAAAACATATGGTTTTTGACGGAGTTTACTTTTATTTTCTATCTGTCGCAACGGGACCTGCCAGTAACCTCTCTGCTACACAGTCAATCTATATTTTTAAACTTCACAGTGACTTAAGTATCACAGAGGTAGATACTAAAGTTGTTTCGGCTATAAGTGGTCTTTCTTTTTCTAATGCCTCGCATCCACCCAGAGCTATGGGATATCATAGTGCAGACAATTTAGTCTACCTTCTTTGGAATAATACGGTACTTACAGACTTCGCTAGCAATGATATTCCAACGGCCAGCGTTCCTAGATACTATGCTTTAAAATTTACACCAGACGTCAGTGATATTTTTACAGTGCAGTTATACAAACAAGGGACGGCAGATATAGCTATTCCTCAGCTCACAACTACGCAAGGGTATACCCGGAAAGCGTCTAGTAACCAGAATTGGGTGGCTAATGGGGGCTGGTTTAATAACACCACCCAGTGGTTTTTTATCCGAAGTATGACGTATCTTCCTAATAGAAATACGTTTGCAATAACTACATACGAAGCAAGTACTATACACCCGGAGCAGGATCCTATGTCCTCGCTAAGTGTAGGCTTCTTTACGGAAATAGGTGCGGGAGTTAGTGGTACTTGGTCTGCAGGAACTTTAGCTAATCCTAACGATTCTCTTTGGGGATCTGCCTCCGGAACACTTTCCTATCAACCAGTTCAGAAGGATAGCGTACTATTTCCTAACGGCAGGTACGCTCAAGTTGATTATACTCTAAACTCTACGAATGGGGTACGTACGCCCCAGATAACAGATACTGGTTTTATAGAAGGGGTAGTTTTGCAGGGAGTGCCGGCTTCTGGAACTAGAAATTTGTACGTGCGCTCTAACATTCCTTCCGATGCTGATTTGTCCACGAGGATAGGAAGACTGAAAGCCTATTGGCAGTTGAACGAATAATGGTTACTCTTCTTGCACCTTTAGCCACTCAAAGCGGAGTTAGGGATCTTTATATATCCGAAGATCGTTATTTATTTACGGTAACCAGTGCTGGGGTGTCTATAATAGACCTTTATATGTCGGAGGTTATTTCTTCTGGAATACCTCCAGGTATAGCCACCTGTGTAACTGTAGACACCTCTGCTCCTGTTAGAAAGTTTTACGTAGGTACTTCGGGTAACGGAATATTTTCTGGTCCTTATAATTTAGCTATACATTCCTCTGGGTTAGAGTTTTCTTCTTACCTAACCCTGGCGTTTTCTACGGGTACTTCTCCGGCTATACTTTCTGATTATATAAATAGTTTGTCTGCGGCTAATGGTGGTTTACTTATCAGCAGTTCGGTAGGGGTAGACTTCATAACTAATAGTTTGTTAGGGGCGTCCAGAACAGTTACCTCGGGATCAAGTTCTTGTGTCTTAACTAATACTGGAGAAGCTTACTGGACAGTAGTTAATAGTGGTATAGAGACCTGTTATAATATACTGCCTTCTTCTGGTACGGGAGTTATACCGGTATCTTTTCAGTATGATGCTTTAACTTCTGTACCCCCGCTCCCTTCCAATGTTATAAACGATATAGCGGTTTCTAAGACTGCTTATAATACTCTTGGTTTTGCTACCGGAGTGGGAGGATTTATAGTTAGAGAGATGCAGGGGTCAGAGGGTGCTTCTTTATATAAGTCTTTATTTTCTTCTGATAATATTTCGTCTGTGTCCTTTTCTTCTCAGGCCGCCTACGATAGTGGCCGAGTTTATTTAGTCGGTGCGGTAGATATGAAAATTTTCAGTTTATCAGACAATACTGTTTTCGAAACCTATAATTCAGAGAGCGGACCTAGGGGACAAACGTTGGCAAGTGGGACTCTGTCTAAAGTAAGAACAAGTAGCAGCGCATAGGGAGTAATATGATAAACTTTCCTACATCGTTAGACGACAACACTACGTTATACGTAGCAGTAAATAATAAGAGAACTGCGCTTACTTCTAATATAGATGCGTCTACTTTAACAATACCTGTTCTAGCTACTACTGGTTTTCCTAGCTCTGGCTTTATTACTATTTTAACGGGAACGGACATCACAGTAGCAGAATGCATCGCTTACTCCTCTGTCGGGGCAACGCAATTTAATGCCACACTTCGTGGGGCGGATGGTACAACCGCAGTGGCGCACACTAGCGGCAATAATGTTGATTTAACTATTGTGGCCGCGCACCATAATACTCTAAAAGACGCCACCATAGCGATAGAGGGGGTTATAGGTGTAACTGGGAATGAGAATTTTGTAAGAGTATCTTCGGGAAGTGCAGTAATTCCTCAAAATACAGTAACCAACCGTGTTTCGGCCAACACTGTAGTGGCATCGGGCAGTTTAACTGTTTCCGGTTCCCCTGTATTGATAGGTTCTTCTATTAAAGCAATTATTGGTGGCGGACAAATAACCGTTGTTACCGGTTCCAATAATATTACGGTTTCTTATACCGATACCGATATCCCTACGGCTATTGTGGGCGCTCGTGGGATAACAGTTATATCAGGATCAAATACGGTTATTGTTTCAGGTACACTTCCTTCTAAATCTACTTCTACTTTTTTAACTAGTTCTATTTTAAGTGCTGGTGGAATAGGTACTTTTAATCAGACTTTTAATAATAGAGCTCTGGTGCGTAAACTTACTGTAACTCCGTCTGACGGAGGAGCAAACAGTACAGTAATAGAATTTTATACTAGTAGTTCTTTTTCAGCGGGGGCTTTAGAATATAGAGCGACTTCTTCTGGAACATATGTAGATAACGAGACTTGGTTCCACGAGGATAGCGATGTTACTTCTAAGTACCATTTGAAAATAACTAATAATTCCTTAGTTAATAGTCAGTTTACTATAGACACCATCGAGGAAGTTTTTGAACCATAGGGGGAGATAAATGCCTTTTGCTTATAAACGAGCAACTATTTCTGGAAACGTGGCGGGTACAGAAGGTACCTCTAAATTAATCCAAGAAATTAAAGATGTAGCTGTTAATCAGATGGGTTGGACCCTCTATGACGATCGTACGGATCAGCGTAGTACTAATCATAAACTGGTTCTTAGTTCCAATGGGGAAGATGGAACTTACCCTACTTTTTATATGGTTATAACATCAGGAAATACTACGGGTACGGCCGCACAAAACACGGTATTATTTCAAGTAGCTACGGCTTGGGATACCACCATCCATCGGGTACCAGCTAGCGGTATCGTAGTACCAGTAGCTAGCGGCGTTCAGATACTAGCTACGTCTACTAATACGCAGTACACCGCGTGGATATCTGGGGATAAGGACGCTATACATGTGATTACTAAGGTATCGACTACTTACGATAGCACAGCGGTTGGGCACGTAAAACCTTTTTATTCACCCGCTTTGCATCCCTATCCCCTGTTTGTTAATGGCGATGCTACTACGACTACAGTAATTACTGACGCGGTCACTACTCGGCTTATTGCTGGTAACCCTCCGCGTGCCTTTACCACGGGGTCAGATGCACAATTTATGGGTATGGCTGTTTTTACGAATGCTAATCAGCCTTACATCGCGGCAGTGAATCCGGCCATCACTTCTATTTATATGGCGATGCCTTTGCTTGTCGGGCCTAATACTGTTGCTGAAGGGAAAGATTTTTTGGGCATAGCCCCAGGTATTTGGCAGGGTGCGGGAAGTAACGCAGGTATGTTAAATGAGGCTATTTTAACTATGTCTGGCACAGACGGGGTGGTGCAACAATATATTGCTTTTCTTATTAGTACTACAGCTAGTCTAATAGTAAGAAGGAGTTAAATAACTATGGCGTTTGCATATAAAAATGTTGCTGTCTCGGGAAGTCGTTCAGATACCGAAGGTTCCTCTAAAACCATACAAGAAATAAAATCTGTAATGGTAAATCAAATGGGTTGGGTAGTACATGACGACCGTACTACCGCGGCGGGAAACGCTCATAAGCTTGTTCTTCGTTCCAATGGCGAAGGCGACGATAAACCTACCTTTTACATGATTATGACCTCGGGTATCAACAGCTCGTCTACAGCCGGGTCTAATGGGGTGACTTTTCAGATGTCTTCTTATTGGGATGCCGCTTCACACACACTGGGGAGTGGTGTGGCCACCTACTCGGGTCTTAACGCTACTAATAATCACTTCCTTGTCGTACAAGCTGAAAATGATAATCTTTTGTGGATTTCTGGAGATAAAGACGCGGTACATGTCGCGTCTAATTACTGGGCCCTTAACGCCACCTCGCATACTCTAGGTACTGTTTCTATGGGGCGCTGCTATAATTTCTTACCGGTTAGTCAAGAGCCGTATGGTCTTTTTGTAAGATCTACTACTGGAACCGCGGTACTCGGAGCTGGCGCAATTCAACTTGTGGCCGGTAATAACCCTATGCTGGACGTGCTTGGTATTACTACAAACTACACGATGGCTGCCACTAATCAACCTAGTACCTTTACAGATCCGGGCACGTTCCTATTTACTCCTTTGTTGGCGTTAATCGCAGATGTAACCCCCACTAGAAAGGGGGCGGTTGGTTTGTTACCCGGAGTATGGGACGGTATGGGCAGCGGTGTTATAGGATTACAGAATTTTTCTACGGTAACGTCCTCTGGTACGTTTGGGACTCGAACGTATATAGCTTTTATAGCAGGTACCACTGAATCCATAATATTTAGAATGTCGTAAGGTAAGACGATGCCCTTTTTCCCAGTAACGACTAGTGGTATAGTTATTATATCCGGATCAAACTATTTTGATTCTCTGACTAGTGATTTCCCTATAGTTATTGGTACGGTTATATCGTCACCCTTTCCATCCGATGTTTATGCTAATCCTGTGTTTCAGCAGGGGTTGGCGCAGGACCCCTACGAACCCGCCACTTTGGTTCTTTCCGGGACTGTTGTGGCTAAACTTTCTCCGGAGTTTTTTTTCCCACCTTTCGTTTATTCTAATTCTGTTTTTACTGCCGCTGGAAAAGTTCTACAGTTTGATAGAGACATCCGTATCAAGCAAACACTAGTTACAACTAGTGGTATAACTCTAGTAGACTTTGGTATAGATATTTTAACAGCTGGTTATATTGTTCCTGTATATATTAATTCTAGGCTCTTTCCATACCAACTACGTTTATTTCCGATTACAGACTCTACGACAAGTAGTGGTGTGAGAGTTTATCCCCGGCTGCCCCAGTTTTCCGTTATCATACCCTAGGAGGTAAAGCGGCTAAGTGACCTATAATCGTAACCTCTACAACAGTGCGCTTTACAATGCGGGCCGTTCGGAGGCCGGGGCTGCGATTAAGTCTCTTATATCGGCGCACACAGGTCCGCATATAAAAGCAGTTGTAGGCGTAAGTGGTGGCGTTACTTTCATTTCTGATTTCAACATAGTTGAAGGATCTATTAGTAAGCCACCTACTTCATTTAGATTCCCAGATTTATCGGCAATAGTTACTGCTATAAGAATAGGTACTGCTGATTTGGGAGCAAGTATTCATGGGTTCGCTTATAAGGATTTATTAGCAAAGATTTTCCCCGTGGAAACTATCCCTGATTTAGTGGCGTATATAAAAGCCTTAGCCTCTTCCGACATTCAAGCTAGCATCTTGGGTATGCTAGCTGAAGCTAATCTTGGTGCGACTCTTTTTGTTGCTATTCATAATTTATCGGCAAGAATTTTTAGTTTTGATGCTCCTACTTTATCTGCAAGAATAACTCCTCATTTACCCGCAAATTTAGGTGCTCGTATATGGTCTCCTTTAGATTTGTTGGCTACTATAAATTATCCGTACTATTCAGAGTTACCGGCTAGTATAAGTGGGCATCTTGCTGCTAACTTAATCGGCAAAGTCTTTCCCGTTTCTCGCATACCAAACCTCAGGGCGTATGTTAATGCTTCTCAAAGTTCGGTAAAAGATTTAATAGCTTATTTGAAGTGCAATGCTTCTTCTTCTGGAGATCTTGGTGCTTCGGTAGCAGGAGCTCACGGGGACTTCGATTTAACGGCCATACTGACTCCTTCCGGAGCGTATCAGAATCTTATAGGCTATCTAACTAGAGCAACTGCTGCTTCTGCAAATTTACAAGCTACGTTAGGCTTATCTATCGGTAACTCCACGGATCTTGCTGCAAGTATTTCATTTTACGGCGCCAAAAATATATCTGCTAGTATAAGCGCCCTTCCTCTCGGTGCAAAGGATAGATTCTTACCCGCCATTATACAGAGTTTAAATATTGTAGATTTATCTTCTACTATAACAGGAACAACTAACAGAGCAAATCTTGCCGCAAGCGTTACGTCCTTTCCGTATTTCCATGACCTATCCGCCTTCCTTCGCGCAGCAGAAACATATATTACGTCCCTATTTACAGTAAGTACTTTGGCGTCTGCGGACCTTCGAGCGAGTATAGGCGTACCTTCTTGTGCTGGCGGTACGGGAATACTAAATATAGCAGCTCTTCTTACGGCTAAAAATAAGGGCGATCTACACGGCACAATTTCTGCTTATCAGCTGGCTAATCTTGGGGCACAAGTAAATACCACTACTGGGCTCTATTATTTTGATACTGTTAATATTTCGTACACGCCCCAAAAGATTCGTATAGTTCATCCCTACCTTGTCTCTGATACTATAAATATTGTATATGCTCCTTTCCGGGGTCAAAATCTCAATGCATCTATTATTGGCGATCTACCCAGTGTTAATCTAGCCGCTACTCTGCGAGTTGTACGTGTACTGCCTAGGGTAATGCCTGTTACATCCAAGATTTTATCTGCGGATTTACGATCTGGCGAAGCACAAAATATTCAAGAAATTCGTTTACAGTTAGAAGGGACTTTCTTTGACTTTATTTACATAAATGGTACTAACCAAGCGTTTATAAGGGATTATACCCAGAAGTGGAAGTTAAATATCCGTTCGTTTAAGGCAATCGCTGCCAATTTATTTGGAGATTTTGCTGCCGCCAGAATTTGTAGACTTGGAGATCTTTCCTCATTTGATACAATAGATGCCGCTGTAAGGGCATGTATAGATGCTGTTCTAGGCTTAAGTAGTCAGACAGACTTAGGGGCGTCGATTACCGTAAGGGGTGGTTTTGCTGGACTTTCAGCCACGCTCGGTACTATAAACATTTTTACAGATATTCCGGCTTCTGTAGGTAGGGTATTCCCATCCGACTTGTTAGCTTCAGTGGCTTCTCAGGGCGATTACGGCGCTCTGGGGGGTATTATAAGCGGAGTTTCATCTACCAGTAGCAACCTCACAGCCAGCATAGACCCTTACGCCGTATCAGATATAGGTGCAGATATTACCGGCATTTAATTTCTTGACATCTGCTGAATCGTATCTTATACTTACAACAAAGGGCAGGTAGGTCCTGTCAGTGAGGAGTATTTAGATGAAATTCACCATTGCGGCGCATGCCTTAAAGCGCGCTCTGGACCGCTGTAACCAAATAGCGCCGGCTTCTTCTGCCATCGCAGAAGAACGGACGGGAGTTTTGTTACACGTCGAGAGTGAGCGCGTTATTTTTATGGCTTCCGACGACACCATGTCTATTCGTGTGGAAGTTCCAGCGGAAGTTGAGGAAGTTGGGGAAGCATTAGTTAAATGTAATGCGGTAAGTAGTGCAATTGTGGCTACTTTTGAAGACCGTAGTTTTGATGGTACAGAAAATTTTGTGGTTCTTAGTACAAATAATAAGAACATACTACGTATTACGGGTAGTACAAAGATTTCTGAAGGGGAAAAGCCATTAAGTCACAGTCGTAGTTTCCCGCTTTTAAATGCTGACTTTTTTAGTGAAACTCCGGAGTTTGACGAGGCCAAGGTCACGCATTTCCCGGCCTTTGCCTTTATGGATGGGCTATCTTTAGTTAGCCACGCGGCTTCTAAAGACCCTTCCAAGTTGAATTTCAACTGTATTTGCTTAACGTTAACCGAGGACAACGTCGTGTTTGCCGCTACAGACGGTATTCAAATTGCTGAATACAGAAAAGCCGCAAAGGTTAAAGGCCTGCGCGGCTCTTTTATTTTAGGCTTAAAATTTGCTACCGTGGCCGGTAAAACTGTAGACCCCAACCTTGAATCCGTGGAACTTTATGTAGAGGATAACAATATCTTTGTACGTAACGGAAGTTTTACGTTAGTAGGGGCACTATTAAACACGAAGTTCCCGGAATACGGTCCATATATGGATGTTTCTTCTTATAAGAAGGCTGTATTTAATACTGCGTCTTTTTCTTCGGTACTGGCAGGTATGCAGCCCTCTGTGGACGCTAAAACCCACCGGCTGGTTCTTGATGCCAAGAAGTCTGGAACGGCGATATTGTCCACTTCTAGCACCACAGGTGAGGCGGAGAGCTCTGACTTGGAAATTCAAACTCCTGAGGACTTTGATTTCCAGTTTAATAGCGTTCTGTTGCAGAATGCGGTGCGTACTTTCACCAGCGGTACTTTCAACTTCTATTTTGATAAGAAAGGTAAAGGTGTTCTTCTTCAATCCGAAGTTCTGCCGGAGTTTAAGACTTACCTTTGCACGTTAAAGAAAGTAGCGTAGTTTGCCTTCCCTATACTTCGATGAAGAAGAAGCTGTTAACGAACTCAGAGACCGGGGGTATAGGGTAGAAAAGGTTTGTTTTAAAGAAGTAGAAAGAATCACAACGCTCAGAGATTTAAGTGCTTTTTTCTACTACAAGCGGCGGTGCTATAATTTAGGTAGGCAGTATAATTATGAAGGTAACCTAGTTGAGGATTCAAAACCACTTAGTCTTTTTGTAACTGCTAGACAGAAGTTGGGTTTAAGTAGGAAGCAGGCGATTCAGGAAGCTGCGGTTATTGTAGATGCCCTTTTTAAGTATGAAAAACATTTACACTTAAAGTCACCTGTTATAAGTCCGCATATTTTAGCGTCTGTTTCTGTAGTTAATAGACTTTGTTCCTATATGAATGGGGAAGTTCCGGATGTGTTGGAACAAGATAATGCAGAGTATATAGATCAAATAAATGCTCTTTACGTTCAACAGTATGAAAAAGAAGATTTGGAACGAATTAATAAAGAACGAAAGAGTGTGATGGAGGACTTAAATGTCAAAAGAAGTTAAAGAAGTTAAAGTAGTCAATAATCTCAGTGTAATAACCAACGCGATCGAGAAAGAATTCGGTCCGGTAGTGAAGTGGCTTGGGGAGGCGTCTAGTTTTATTTCTGAAACCTTACCTACGGGTAGTCTTGGTTTGGATTTAGCCATTGGAAATGGTGGGTTGGAGCGGGGATTGGTTGCCGAGTTTTTTGGCGGGCCAGGCGCAGGCAAGAGTTTCCTTGCTTACTCTGTAATAAAAGAAGCTTGTCGGCGGGGGCATAAAAGTTTTATTGTGGACGCAGAGCACGCCTTAGACCCTCGTCTACTCATTAAGATGGGCTTTCCGGAAAACGATGTACTCATTGTTGACGGCGCCCCTACTGGAGAGGCAAATTTGGATATTGCTCACCGGCTAATGGAAACGGGTCAGTTTGCTGTGGGCGTAATTGATAGCGTGGCAGCTTTAGTTCCTAACGCCCGCGTAGAGCAAGACTATGGCCAACAGACTATGGGTCTACACGCAAGACTGATGAGTGCTGGACTTCAGAAGATCTCTACAGTTGTAAAGAAAACAAATACGCTCCTTATTTTTATCAACCAGCTGCGACATAAGATAGGTGAGTATGGTAATCCGGAGACAACTACTGGGGGTAACGCTTTACCGTTTTATGCTAGCTATCGTATCTCTCTTCGGGGCGGAGTCTCTAAGTCTAGCAGGTTAATAGACGAGGGTACGGGTGAGGTGTACGGACACCGTACG